CGCCTCGCCGCCGTTCTGTAGCTCTACAGGAACGATGTAAACGCGCTTCCCGTGCCACGGCGGTGGGTTGTCGTGCGCGGACTGCCCAGCCGCTGGCGGTTGCGATGCTCTCAGGCGCTCCAGCTCGGCGGCTGTGCATGGGAACCAAGTCTCAAGGCTGCTGTTCTCATGCCAGTTGGCCGGCAGCGTCTTCAGGTACTGATCTACGGTCGTGATGCGGCCGGTGCCATTGCATGTAGCGCACGGCTTCTCTTCTGACCATCCATTCTGCTCATCGTAGACTTGTGTCTCTTCACCGCTGCCGTTGCAGTGGACGCACTTGACGCCGTTCGCCTCTGGCTGTGAATACGCTCGCTCGGCACAAGCAGCATCACACTGAGCCCAAGGCCCGCAGATATGGTCAGCCGGCGGTTCGTGAGCAGTGCTCAACGATTCAAGGAACTCCGCGGCTTCCTCGATCACAGACGGCGGCATGCGGACGCCGAAGTCCAGGGCGCGCAGCCGTTCGGCCAACTCCTTCGATGGCGCTTGAGTATCAGACATTGTTTACTCCCAGGGCTTCGCGAATTATGGCCATACGATCGTCGCGGCCGTTGTGGTAGGCCCAGGTTGCGAGCTGCCATATCTGGTTGGCCAAAGCCCGATCACTCACGCGCACGGGGTTGCCACGCTCGACGGTGATGATCCAGCCGTCGTCGCCGTCTTTCTCGCACGTCGGGACTCTTTCATTTGTCATACGCGGGGCTCCTTGACCGGGGTGTCCGCTGACAACGCTTCCGTAGCTATGCGCTTGGCATAGCTTTCGGATGAACAGCCGGCAATCAGTTGCAGCGCCTGTTCGTAATGTTTCACGCGCACCTGTGCTGCGCCGAGCATGCGGCGCGTGGCGTCTAGCTCTTCTTTGGAACTCTGAGTATCAGTTGTCATCGAACGCTCCCGGATTGCAGTTGATGCAGGCCCACCATCCGCCTGTGCCGTCGCATATGTCGCACTCGACGTTGTCCTCCGGGTACAGACAGGCACAGCAGTCCTCACCACAGTCATGGTCGCTGAAGCCCTCGCCACCGCAGTTCCAGCAGTCAACGTGCTGCAGGTCGTTGCTGCACTTCTCGCAGGATCTGGTGCGAATGCTCAGGGCGTCCGAGGGAAGTTGGTCTCCGGTCATGGCGCCAATGCCTCGCTAATCTTACGGTTGAACTCCAGTGCGTCAGGACTGGGGTCCATGTCGAAATGCGTCTTGAGCGTTTCGCGCGCCTGGTCATCGGTCTCTTTCACATAGCGGAGACCAGCCTCCAGTTTCGCGACCCTGCGCCTCAGCTGCTCAATTTGGCCGGCGGCTTCCTCGCGCAGTTTCCGATGCTGGCGATCTTCCCATCCGCGTGATCGCAGACGTTCAACAATGTCTCGGTCCTCAGAAGGGACTTGCTCTGTCATGGCAGCCTCCGGATGTATTCGAGCGCGGCGGCGCGAATGGCGAGCGGGCCGGTGTCTCTGTAGGCATGAATGAAAGACTCGAAAGGGTCGCCGCCATAGCAATCCCATTTGCCGTCTGAGTACTCCAGCGTAGGATCGACGCTACGGGAACTCAGCGCATCCAGAATCAGCCCAGCCTCGGCCCATGTGGTGAAGTCTGGTGTGTTATCGCTGTGAGCAGCGGAGTCAGGTCGCGTCCACCCTGCGCACTGCGCACCGAAAGTTGAACACTTCCGCCAGCCGAGCAGCTTCTCGCAGATCAATTCATTCTCTGCGTCGGTGCTCGACTCGTCGGGTGAGACTGGAGTAGTCATGCCGTCCTCCGGATTACATACGCCGTACCCTTCACCCTCGGGAACATCTGCCGAATCGAGAACGCCTTGCCCGTGGCCGTGCCGTGGTTGTAGATGGCGGACTTCAGCCAACGTTTCATTTCGTTTGCCACGTACTCCTCACCGACGGGCAGGTCGTAGAACTTGTGTTTGCGCGGGCGGCTCATGCTGCGCTCCTAGCTGCAAGGCGCTGGTCGATGACCGCGAGCAGATCACGCTCGCTGCCGTAGTTCGCGCGGAAGGATTTCTTACTCTCCGCAAACGACGGCCCGTGCAACTGGCACATCTCGCGCTTGCCCAGCGGATAGACGGGCTCGCCTCGGTGATGCCAGCCACATAATGGCAGTGTGGCCATGTGGCCGCCCGAATGCTCCCGCGTGCCCTTATCGACAATGTGGTGAGCTTCGGTGCGCGACGGCTGCGCTTGCACGATCTCGCCGCGCTGACGGGAGATATCGGCCTCGATCTCACAAGCGATGCACGGCATCGCATGAATCGCGTCTAGGCGGGCCTGCTCGGCCTTCGTCGGTGTGGTCGTACTATGCCGCACGGGCTTGGCGCTCCTCACGGAAGATGCGCGGGCACTCAATGCCGTACTGCTCGTTGGCGTGCCGTGCCACTTCTTCCTCAAGCTCCGGCGCGGTGTGGCGAAGAATCGCCGCGCAGATCGTCATGGCCGCACCGAATTTCTTGATGAACTCGCCTTCGTCCGGGCAGTGGTCATAGTCGTAGGGCAGCGGGACCTTCAGAATCTCACCGTCGAGCGTCATCATCTCTTCGCAGTGCCCGGCCGCGAGCGCCACAGCGCGACGGAACTGCTGCGCATCGACGAAGCGTTCCTGATTCGGAAACGTCACTTCGTTCAGCAGCACCATGAACAGGCAGTGAGTCTTGTAGTTGCGCGGGATGGCGATGTCGGCCCGAGACACCTGGTTGAGCTTCTGGCGCCTATGCGTCGCCTGGGCCTGCTCGTCGTGAGGAACCCAGCCGGTCAACGTTTTGCGGATGTAGCCTTTCACGGGACAGTCCTAAAAAGGAATATCGTCATCGAACCCGCCGCCGTCATCGGCCGGAGGCGGCGCTGATCGTTCCTGCGGCTTCGCTGGCCGTTCGCCCTGCGGCTTGCCGCCGAGCATCTGCATCTGCTGAGCGATGATCTCGGTGGTGTAACGGTCCTTACCTTCCTTGTCTTGCCACTTGCGAGTCCGCAGGGAGCCTTCGATGTAGAGCTGGGAGCCTTTGCGGGTGTACTCGGCGATGATCTCGGCCAGCTTCTCGTAGGCCACAACGGTGTGCCACTCGGTGCGCTCCTTCATGTCGCCGGTCTGCTTGTCCTTCCATGACTCCGAAGTAGCAATCCGGATGTTGGTAACCGCTTTGCCGTTGGGCATGTAGCGCGTGTCCGGGTCGGCTCCCAGGTTTCCAACCAGGATGACCTTGTTGATACCGCGGCTCATGCGGCACCTCGCAGGGAATAGCGCAGCGCCGTGTGGAGTTGATAGTCACCGATGCGCGCAATCGTTTTGTTCATTTCAGCAAGGAAATCGTCGATCTCGGCCTTGAGGCGAGCGTGGTACGCCAGATCCGGGAACACGCGCTTGACGAAGATCGGCAGGCCCTTGGAGTAGGATATGAAGTCCAGCCACTGACGCTGTGACACCCAGAGGGCGCCCTGGACCTGCGCGACATGGGTCGACGGGATATCGCCCTTATCGATGCAGGCGATGTGCAGGTCATAGTTCTTCGTCTTGGCCTCGATTAGCCCGTCCTTGCCTACCAAGCCGTCAGGGCTGCAGCCAACGTCACCACGACGCATGAACCCGCAAGGCGTAACGATCGCGCCAGTAAGCGCCTCGTACTCGAGCACGGCCTCCGCTTCGTCCTCTTTACCGCGGCTCATGTACTGGTTCGAATAGCCAGGCTCAACGCGGCCGGCAATCCGCTCGCCAGCAAGCGTGTACATGTAGCTGCGGCGGGTCTTGCCTTCGCCCTTGGCGAGAACCTTGCTAAATTCGGATGCGGTCACGACGCCGCGGCGGCACTCGTGCCATTCATCCGAGCCCTGCTCACAGTCGAAAATCTGAAGCGCGTTCATGCCTGCACCTTTGCGGCCTTGCGCTTGGTGCTCGCCCACCATTGATCGTCCTGCTTCACGACGTAGCGCTTGAATTCATCCGGTGACTTCGACCAAGCCTCCTGCAGTCGCTCCGTTCCCTCTTCGGCAAGGGCGGTCATGTCTGCATTCCAGCTGTCATAGCCTTCTGGCGCCTTCGCCGCTTCCGGCTGCTTCTTGCCTGCGCCGTTGCCATCATCGTCGGCGTCCTGCGCAGCGAGTCCGAGAATCGCGGTGGCCGTGTACCGTTCCAGATAAGCCTTCGTGCTACCGCGGGCCTGGATGGCGTTGCGGCCGGGGCCGGTATCTGGGCCACCACCCATCGACACGCTCTCGCAATGACCGGCCGCATGACGCAGCGTGCAAGTCACTTCCATCCAGGTCGGATCGTCCTTCGTGAGTTTCCACGAGATCGACAGGCCGTAGGCTGACAGCCTGGGAGTGACCACGCCCACAACATCGAACAGGGTTGCGTGCTTCTTCCCCTTCAATGGGCCGTCCTTGATCGTCGTGCTTTTCACGATCACGATAGCTTCGGCCTTGAAGGCGGCGAACGCCTCGTTGAACTTGCTGAGAGCCTCGTCTGCTTCCCATTCCTTCTGGATCTGCCGAAGTTCCTTGATGGTCTCAAGCGGCATCCCCTGCTGGAACGCCTGGGCCAACATCTGCATCGGGCTCATCACTGGTTGCGCAGCCGGCAAGTTCTGATCGCCGGCCAGGACCGTCATCGCGCGACGGTCGGTAATCTTCATTGCTTCAGCACTCATTGCGCACCTCATTGTCTCGATCATCCACGCGGTATCGGTTCATCGATCCGCGCACGTAAGTCACCTTGAATCCCGCGTCCTGCAGCGCCAGCATCAGATCCACGAGCTTCTCGGTGTGGATCTCCAGCAGGAATGGAGCTGCCGGGAGCTGCACCACGTTCAGCGCCTTCATGGCAGCACCGGGCGGCCAAGCAGCCGGAACAGCCACCGCTTGAAGCGACGCCGCGGCTTGCTCTGCCAGGCGTACGTCGCCGAGATCGGCAGCACGCTGGTCGTGTTCTCTACAAGGCGCATGACGGTGCCCAGAAAATCGCGAGCGCCGCACCGGCAGCGCCCGCCAAGAATGATCCGAGGATCATCAGCGCTAGAAACAAACGGTCGTCGATGGTGCTCACCGAATTTCTCCTGCGTTGACTAGGCAGCAGTCTTCTCGGGCTTGCACCGACTGAGCATCGCTTTTGCTCGCTCGATGTTTTTCTCAAACTCACGGATTTGACCGCGCCAATAGCTGGCCGAGAACGCGAGGCGCTTCCGATTCGACTTGATCTGATGGATCAGCCTTTCCTCGTCGGCCTTCGCATGCTCGGCGTTCATCTCGTCGCACTTGGCCTGGCATTCCTCTTTGGTTGCAAAGAGGTGAGTGCTGTAGACAGAGCCGTAACAAGAGGCGTCGGGGGGCGATTCCGAGTACGAGAATTGGTCGCCATCAATGCGCACGCGAAGCGGCGTGAATGGTGTCGGGCGATACTCGTAGACGGTCTTGCGAATCACCCCACGCGGCTCGTTATAACCAGGGCCGCACAACTCGCAACCCAGGCTGACGCGCTCGCCATTGCCCTTGATCATCTCGATGACCTTGGTTCCGGCGCACTCAGGGCACTCGACCCACGTCTCGCGGTGGTTATTGCCGGTCCACCAGATCTGCACGCCCAGAGCGAATGGAATTTGTATTGTGTTGCTCATGTTTCCTACTCAAGGAGGTTCGTGTGCGAGGCTATTCGATGATCGCGCCGGTGGAATCGAGCCATTGCAGTGCTCGGTTGCGCGGCTCGTGCTTTCGAAGCGCTTCAGCAGCGGCTATCAGTGCGCGCGCATCTTCCCATTCGATTTCGACGCGACCAGCAGCGCGAGCCTTCTCGGTGTTGCGCTTGACGCGCTCCAGAAATGTTCCGATCTTCATGACTACTCCGGAAACTGAGGGTGCGATGAGGTCAGCCAAGCGCAGCGTTGGCTGCGTCTCGGATGAATTCGACTAACAACCGATCGCTGCCGTTGCAGTACGTGCCGTACTTCAGAAGCTCTTCAGCGTGCTCCTGAATACGACGGAGATTTGCTGCCGCCCGGTCCATGGCGTCGACAATGGCTTGACCCTCCTCGGTCACACTCTTGCGCGCCACGCATTCGGTCGCCTCATTGAATGTCAGCTTCATGGCCCGGTCTCGCTCTACACGCTGAGTATCAGAAGTAGCCCAGCACCGCGCCCAAGGGCGGTACGAACACGCCGATGATGCGCACCACGAGCATTCCGGTGATGCTGCTGAAATCGCTGTTGACGATGTCCACAATGTTCATGACCCAGCCGACTACGCCGGCAAGACCAACGATCAGGTAGAGCATCCCGAGCCATTCGTAACCAATTCCGCTCTTCATGCTTGTTTCCTACTCAGGGTGTGATTTGATCTCAGCTCTTCGCCACGCGCTGGTCGTCGATCACGAAGCCGGCCGTGCGATAAAACGGGATCATCGAATCGGCATCGCGCCCGTATGGCTTCTCGCCGTAGTGAGCCGGGCCGGTGTCGCAGCCGGTCGCATATGGCCGGAAGACACACCAATCACCGTTCGGATAAATCTGCAGAGTGTTCTTTTCCATGCTCATCTCCCGATCAGTTTCATGTGCTCAGCGTGAGGAGCGCTGACTCCAGCATTGCGATCGCCTTGATCGCAGCCGCGTCATAACGACGTAGCTGCTTCCAGGCCTCCTCGGTTTCACTGGCGGCCAGGATCGACTGGAACTCGTCGCGTATCTCACGCAGCTGGCGAGCCAGCGCTTGTTTCTGGCGCGTGTTCATCACTCGTTACTCGCGATCGGCCCGCAATCGCAGCCGGCAGATGTGCGCGCGTTACACCAGCTGCAGTACGGCGCGCCGTCGTAGTCGCCCATCTCGCGGTCGACGTATGCTTGCGCTTGGCGGACGCAACGATCGGTCAGCGCTGCTCTCATCCCTGCAAGCAATTCCATTCCCTGCTGCATCGACAGCCGCTCGCCGTGCTGGCACAGAGAGACGAGCAGGGCGCAGAACTTCTCGCGCGGCTTGTCTTCCAGATCACTGATCGCGTCGCCGAGCTCGGCTGCGATGTCTTGGTCGCCGGCCTCGTCGATCCACTGCGGGACTTCGTGCGCCTCAATGTGAGCCTCGGGCGCGCCGTAGCGGACATCGTCGAGCACGGACTGGCGAAGGGACTGGAACTTGGTGACGGCGTTCATGCGCGCTCCCGGATCGCCAGCTCGCGATTCAGCCACGTGCGCTTGTAGGTGCTCACGGCGCCCACGGCCTCACCGTTGACGAAGAGCGCGAAGCCACGGCGGGCGAAGTCAGCGCGGATCTGGATGGGGCTGCGCTCGCCCTCTGATTCCATCTCACGCATGGCTGTGAGCCATTCGGGAGTGGCCGAATCAAGGATGGTGTGCGTGATCATTGCTTGCTCCACAAGGTCACACCGACGCGGCCGGTATAGGTGAGCTCGGGACCGTAGAAGCCACCGCCGTTCTGACCCTGGACGTTCCAGCCGAGGCCGTGCTCGACATAGAAACGTCCGGTCTGCCAGCGCGCGATGAGGTTGGCTTGCGTGAGACCGTCCTCATTGCTGCTGGCGTTGATCGGCCAGCCGGCGAGGGGATGGCTGACGTGCTCCAGCTCGGCATTGATACGATCCGGCATGGAGACGCAGCCGGTCAGAGCTAGGGCGGCGATGGCGATGAGTCCTTTCATGGCTGCTTTACCTCGTTGCGCTTAGCCAGCAGGCGGTCGGCGAAATCCACCGCGAGGCTCTCGCAGCCCGGGGCGCTCTTGACGCCCAGTTGCTTCAGGCACTCCCCGGCGAAAAGGAGAATCGCGCGGTCGCGAAAGTCGGTGTCGGCGGTGGTGGGTTGCTTGCTGTCCATGTGTAATACGTTACAACTCGTCTACGGACGAGTCAAGTAACCTATTACAATTTTATTCGACCCCAATCCGTGGTGGGGAAGGGAATCCTATTTTGAGGTTCGGCGGACGATTGAGCCGGCCTGGGCGACGATCTCTGCTTCCGTGCGTTTGGCGTCGTCACAGGCCATGTAGTTGTCTACGAGCTTCACCAGGCGCTTTAGGCCGTCCGCCTTGAGGATGTCTTCGTGTTGGTCGAGACCGGGGATCAGGAGCACCCAGAGGGGCACGTCTAGGGCTTTCGCGATAAACGCCCAGTTCTCGAGGTTGGGTGGATGCCTCTTTGCCAGGATGTTGTAAGTGGTCTTTAAGACCGGGCCGCCGTCTGCTTCAACGGCTCTAGCGAGCTTTACGCGCTTCATCTCCCGCACCTTCAGGATCGCGAGGACGTTGGCGCTAAGCGCTTCATGCGCGGTATGTATCCGTGGATCAATGAGTTTCGCCATGGGAGGAATTCTCCCCGGACACCCATTGTAATGGGTTGCTTGTTTTTTTTGTAACAAGTTACTACGATCGGGGCATGGCCAGACAGAATCTGCTCGATCAGACCTACCAGCTTCTTGATGAAAGTGCATTGAAGTATCGCGAGATCGCGGTCGGTGCCGGTGTCGATAGGAACTGGCTGATCAAGTTCAGCCGCCGAGAGATCGGCGAGCCTGGTGTCGGAAAGGTTCAGGCTGTTTATGACTTTCTTCGATCCCAAAAGAGCGGCCGTGCTCGTGCCCATCATGTTTCTTAGCCCCGTAGTAATCGTTGTGTTCACAACGTCGCACTACCGTCGGTGCTTGGCAACACCAAATGTGATCCGTGAGGCGGTCCCTGAATTTTCCCAGCGGACTGTTAAATCCAATTCGCTCTGAGCTGACCTGAATTCCTAGACGTACTAAGCGACACGTAGGCACGTTCACCCTCACGGCACTCTGGAAACTGACAGACATTTCATGAAAGCGCTCAGCCAGCAACAAATGAGATTGACTCGCGCCGCGCGAAATGAATGGGCGCCTGAACGCGTTCATGTTTGTGCCGGATTTAAACATGTCGCTATTACGCCCGATCCCGTTTGTATGTTCCTGTTTGAATCGTACAAGGACGTACAACCGTGAATCAGAACGCTCTTTTTCACGACACGATCTACGACGCAATCGGCGCTGACATCGCCGCGGCTGGTGGTTTCAAGGTCGTCGCCGGCAAGCTCTGGCCTGCCGAGAACGCGTCAACAGGCGCAGCGAAACTCCGCAACGCCATTAATCCGGACCAGCCACACAAGCTGTGTCCCGACGAAGTTCTCCAGATCAAACGCCTGGCACAAGAGGCCGGCTCATCCGCCACCGTTCAATACGAAGCTCAGCAACTCGGCTACGTCTGCACCTGGGTTGAGCCAGAGGACGAGCTCGAGCGCATCGAGCGCGAGAACAACGAGCTGCTGAAGTCGATCGCCAAACGGATGGAGCGCGCCGAGCAGCTGCGGTCCCAGACAAGGCTGAGGGTCGCCAAGTGATTTCGCCGACTTGCCCCAGTGTCCCCGCTGTGGGCTCTGCCGCCGGTGCTCACGGTCGGCGGCGTTTTGATGATATCGACAGCCCTGGTTCGTTTGGTATAGATGGTTAAGCCATGAACGCTCAATCAAACGTCATGGCTGATGACCTCGAACAGCGCATCGACTATCAAGCGCTGCTACTCCATACCGCCGCTACACCCGATGAACGTCGATCAGCCTGGGAAGAGCTGAAACGGCTGCATGCCCAGCGGACACCGGAACGTGTCGAAGAAATGGAGAGGGAGCGTGGTATTCGGTGAGCATCCAGGCGATTTCATGGGCGCTGAAACAGCCTATCGCCAAGTCGAGCGAGAAGTTCGTGCTGGTCGTTCTATGCAATTACGCCGACGAGCGCGGCTACTGCTATCCCAGTATCGCGGCGCTGGCGGCCGACACAGCGCAGGATCGAAAGACAGTGATCGCTAACCTGAAATCACTGTCGACTGCTGGTGTCATTCGCGACACAGGAAAGCGTGTCGGCGCCACCGGGCAGATTATTGTTTACCAGATAAACAGTGCCGAAAACGGGATTGTTGACCCTCATCATGGGAAGGCCTGCTATTACAGCTACCGCCTCACCAATCAGCAGACCGGTCAGTTCTACGTCGGGATTCGAACCTTCGTCGGTGAGGCCAAGGACGATAGTTACATGGGCAGCGGTCGCTGGCCGACCATGTGTGCCAACTCAGGCATAACTCTCCAGAAAGAAATCATTCGTGAGTATGCGAGCTGGAAAGAAGCTCAACTTGATGAGCGTCATTTGATCGACGAAGGACTCCAGAATCCGCTTTGTATGAATAGTCCCAAAACCGGTACCCGTCCCAAAAACGGGACCATTCAAACAGTACCGGTTTTGACACCTAACAGTACCGTTTTTCCCTCGAAACAGTCCCAAAAACGGGACACGGATCCGTCAGGAACCATCAAGGAACCACCAGAGGAGCTGACGCTCCACGATTCGTTGCCACGCGATGCGTGGGAAGAATGGATTGCACATCGTCGAGAACGTCGGATGCCGATGAGCCCCAGGGCGCTTAAACCGCAGCTCAAACTCCTCGCGAAATTCGACACCGACACACAGCGCGAAATCATCGAGACATCGATGCAAGCCGGATGGCAAGGCCTATTTGCGCCAAAGGGTAAAAAGGCCAAGCCGGCAGGGGAAATTCAGTGGATGTGAACGACCTCATCGCCCGTCTGGAGAAGGCCAAGCGCACTTCGCGTGATTCGTGGCTCACGTGCTGCCCGGCGCACAAGGACCGGACGCCGAGCCTCACGGTTCGCGGACTCGACGACGGCCGGATTCTGATCCATTGCTTCGCCGGCTGCGGTGCTGCTGACGTGATGGCGTCTCTCGGGCTTGAGACGGCAGACCTGTTCCCCGAGCCGCTGGCGGATCACTTGCCAGCAGTACGTCAGCCGTTCAGTGCTGCCGATGCATTGCGTGCTCTGCGTCGCGAGGCTGCTGTGTGTGCGCTCAGCTCCGCGGATCTCGCCGAGGGTAAGCCAGTCGACCGCGAGCGCCTGTTCCTGGCCAGCGAGCGTATCGCCGACGCCTGCGAGTACATCCATGCAAACGCATAACGCCACCGACGCATCGATCGCCAAGCTGGACGCATCCCGAGCTCGTCGGCTGGGCTCCATGCTCGTCACGGATATCGGCGATTTCCACGAGCCGCGGCAGGTGCTGTTCGATCTTGCGAAGGCCGACGCCAAATCGCTGCTGGAGATATTCACGAAGTCCCGCGAGCGCTATGCGACTTCGCCGTTCGATCCCTATGGCAACAAACTGAAGTTCTACCGGAAGGGCTACACGATCTGGTCTGGCTATCCAGGCGCTGGCAAGACAACTGCACTTCGACAACTGATCAACCATCTGCTGTTTACGCGGGAGCACGTGTTTGTCGCATCGATGGAGGAGCATCCGGTCGACGTGATCGTACAGCTCGCCGGTGTGTGCTTCGGCCGCGAGATGCCGACGGCGCATCAGCTGCAATGGTTCATCGACTACTACGCCGAGCGTCTGAAGATCTGGGGCGTGACGGGCATCGCAAGCCACAAGGAGCTACTGGGAACGATTCAAGGCCTGGCATCAAAGGGTCAATGCACCCAGGCATTCATCGATTCGCTGATGTGCCTGGACATCAACAGTCAGGACTTTGAGGCACAGCGCCGCTTCGCGAATCTTGTCGCCGCCGTGACGATCGAGTCGGACATCCATCTGCACCTCGTTGCTCACCCGCGTAAGGCTGTGAGTGTCGAGCAGGAGCCGGACATCAACGATGTGGCCGGTGGTGCCGACTATGGACGCCTTGCCCATAACGTCGCATTCCTTCGGCGCGGTGCCGGGGCGCTGGCAAGCCATCTTTCCCCGATGAAGATCGCAATTCGCAAACAGCGTTACAGCCCGGCCTACCACGGCGACATTGATGGCTGGTTCAACCGGCAGATACGCCAGTTCAAGCTGGAGCAGTTCGATCAGGTGCCGACGCAGTACTTGCCGAAGGCTGCATATGAGCACGAGTACTAAACCCCGCTGGCGCTGGGACTGGCGATGCAACTGGTGGTGGCGTAGCGCCGATGGTTGGATCGAAAAGCGGTGGGGTCGTTGGTCGATCAGAGCGAGGAAGTCATGAGCGAGCAGGGCACGACAAAGGATCGGAGTAGGGAGCCGGTGATTATCTGCCTCACGTCGAACGCTCAGCACATCGGCAGCGGCCGTGATCGCCTCGGGAAGATGTGGCACTGGGAGTTTCACAGCTATCTCGGGCCGACGTTCACGGACAAGAAAGGGAACATCCTGAAGAACCAGCCGATGCGCCCGAATCATCGGGCCTGGAAGCCGTTCGAGGAATGGCTGACTCACAAGCGCTTGAAGGGGGACATCAAGTGACCGACCCAGTCCCGTCGAAGGAGTTGGAACGCAAGCTTGAGAATGACTTTGCCCGCGCTCAACGCCGGGTGGACGAGGTCTTCAACAACGGCTGGGCGTCTGGCGCGATCTTAGACATGGTCAAGGCTCACTATGCGCTCCAGAACTTCCGGGAGCGATCCGTGGCGCAGATCAACGCCGCCGTGGACGAGCGTCTTAATCGCGTCGAGCGCGAGTTGATGGAGCCGGACCACCCCAAGAATGACTGGCAGTGCGGCTTCTGCGCCTGGATGAACTTTGGCTCGCGTACCAGCTGTGGCCACTGCGAGATGACGCGACCCGCCCAACCTCCGGGAGAAGTGCAGTTCTATCGCGTAGCTGAAGTGCCCCGCGCACCCAGCGAATGTCAGTGCCACGCCTGTAAGTTGTGGACCGTCGTCTATGACGACCAATGCATCACCGAAAAGATCGGTATGTCATGGCAAGGGGACAGCGGGAAGGAGACAGCCGAGCGAATCTGCGATCTGTTGAACAGGGCATCGCAGCTCGGAGGAAAAGGGCAGTGAGCCTATACCGCATTGATGCTCGGCGTGATGACAACGAGCCCGACATCATCAAGGCGCTCAAGCAAGTTGGCGCCCAAGTCGAGCAGATCAGGCAGCCGTGTGATTTAGCCGTGACATTCCGAGAGCGGCATTATCTGATCGAGGTCGACAATCCTGAGTCGAAGTATCGAAAGCGGAAACAAAAACAACTAGAAACCTTTCGGCGCATGCAAATTCCTATGGTACAGACGCCTGACGAAGCATTGCGCGCCATCGGCGCGATCAAAGTGTGAACTCGGTCGAAAAGGTTTCACATGAAACGTTTGAGAAGTAACAGAAACCTGGTCCGTAAGAAATACTCTCGTCACCCGCACGTTGAGTATTCGGGCATCGGAACTCGACAGTTGACGAGCGCGGAGATTGCAGAGCTTCAGACGCGTATCGATGACATCCGAAACGGCAACGTGATGCGTCCGATTCGATTACCGGTCTCGGTGAGAGGGTTTCAATGAGCGATGCTCCTGTTGGGAATGGCCGATGGCTGGTGATTTACCTGATCGCCATGCTCGCGATTCTGATGGTGTCGTGTGTCTTCACGATCGCCAACGCGCAAACCGCACGAACGGCAACCATCACATTCGCCAAGCCGACCAAGTACATCGACGGCACCGATATCGCGCCCAATGCTGTTGTGACCTATCGCCTCTACCAAGGTGCTCGAGGCGAGCAGAAGACTCAGGTGACTGAATTCACAGGCACGGCGACGCAGGTCAATTCAGGGTTGCAGCCGGGCGAGATGTGCTGGCAAGTGAGCGCGGTTGCCAATGGCAAAGAGTCCGAGCTCTCGAACGAGGGCTGCAAGACGTTCGAATTCCCAGCCACTGAGCCTGTGACGATCACGGTGACTTGATGAGCGCGGGAGTCAGCTTTGCCGCATCTGCCGATATCCTCCCTGGTGGAACGAGGCTTCGAATGCTTCGAGACCGCCTGCTCCTTCGCCCCCTCGACTGGGAGCCCTCGACAATACTCACAGTCGTTCGGAGTGGCCGGCCCTTGCGCGGTGAAGTTGTATCCGTGGGGCCTGGTCGCTTGTATCGCCGATATCGAAACAAAGCAGGCGGCAAGCGCGACTACGTCGAAACGAGCCATTTCATCCCAACGCAGGTGAAGGTGGGCGACATCGTCGAACTGGGTGGGCTCAATGTGTACGAGGGGGCTGGATATTCATTTCCCCAAGTGACAATTGGGACTGAGACTTTTTTGATAGTTCAAGAGCAGGATGTTTGTTTTACCTATGATGCAGTGGCGTAGTTGTCCTGGCTTTCCAGCTTATGAGATTTCCGAATTCGGTGATGTCCGAAGGGTTGAGTCTGTAGGGCATGGAACCCGTGCTGGGCAAATCATAAAGCCCCGTCCTGGGAGTTCAGGCTATCTGCTCGTATGGCTTGGGCCGCGTGGCAAAAGGAAAGCGTGCTTGGTGCATCGGCTTGTTGCTATCGCATTTCACGGTGATTGTCCGGAAGGCATGGAGTGCGTGGCCCATAACGATGGGCGAAAGTTCAACAATCACTTCACAAATCTCCGGTGGACTACCCTTGTAGATAACCATAATGACAAACGTGTGCATGGGACTTTGCGCACTGGCGAGTTGGTCCCAACTGCAAAGCTTACCCGAGCGATCGTTTCAGAAATTCGTGAACGATATGCGAAGGGTGAAACCCAAAGGAGCATTGGGATGGCTTACGGCGTGAAACAGGGCACCGTGAGTCGCATCGTTCTTGGACAAACATGGAAGGCCGCATGAACCTCCTTCCCACGCCACCGCCCCAACTGCGCACCGGCGAATACGTCATCCTGCGTGGCTCCGACACCGAAGCCGAGCGCACTGACATTCAGCGTGTCCTGCGTAACAACGGCTGCAAGGCTGTGCGATTCGAGCCCATGAGCGATGGCCGGCTCCAGGCTCACGGGTATATGGCGCTGGTGTATGGGCCGGAGGTGGTGGCGCTGTGACGAAGGTATGCTGGAAGTGCAAAGTAGAGCAGCCTATTGAGGCATTCGCCAGAAACCGCTCTAAGAGCAGCGGACGTGCTGCTGAATGCAAATCCTGCGTTCGTGCCTACAACAAAGTCCATGTGGCTGCCAGGGCTGATTACTACAATCAATATCGATCGGCGAAGCGCAAACAGAATGTTGCTTGGTATCTATTCCTGGAATGCCGGACTCGCGCTAAGCGTAACGGCCTTGAGTTCAACCTAGAGCCCCAGGACATTCAAGTCCCCACGCATTGCCCCGTATTTGGTTTTGAACTGCGCCCCAGCAAAGGCAAGATTGGCCGCGATCAAAGCGCAAGCGTGGATCGCATCGATAGCTCACTCGGTTACGTCAAGGGCAATGTCCGTGTGATCAGCTATCTGGCCAATCGCATGAAGAGCAATGCGACAGCAGGCCAGCTCAAGCAATTCGCCCATTGGATATTGGAGATTGATCATGGCTCAACGAGGGGCGTGGACCCCCGACAAAGTGCGTCAGCGCATTCAGACCAGTATGCTCGTGCGGCGCTTGACGGATCATGCACTTGGCAAGCTGGACCTGAGCAAGTCCCAGGTGACGGCCATTCAGATTCTCTTGCGCAAGTCGCTCCCGGATCTCAGCGCCATTGAGCACAGTGGCCATCTAGATGTCCGCCGTCCTGAAGAACTCACCGACGCTGAACTCGCCGATATCGCGAGTGGACGCGGCAACGGAGCTGTTGGCCCGGCGCAATGCCCAGAAGAGCCTGGCGAAGTTCATTGAGTATTTGGATGTAGGTTTCACCCCGGCCGCGCATCATTTGCTTTTGATTGATGCATTGGAGGCTGTAGAGCGTCGGGACATCGACAGACTCATGGTCCTAATGCCTCCGGGCTCAGCCAAGAGCACATACGCCTCAGTTCTGTTTCCGCCTTGGTTCATGGGGCGCAATCCGGGCGCATCGGTGCTTGGTGTATCCAACACGACAGACTTAGCCGAGCGATTCAGCCGTCGCGCTCGCAATCTTGTGAGCTTGAGCCGATTTAGGAATGTGTTTGGCTATGGCGTGGCTGAGAACACCAAGTCGGCTGGTAATTGGGAGACTGAGAAGGCCGGCGAGTTCTTTGCGGCTGGTGTGGGCTCTGCGATTGCCGGTCGACGCGCGGATCTTGGCCTAATTGATGATCCGATCAAGACCCGCGAGGAAGCAGATAGCGAGCGCGTGCGCCAGAAGCAATGGGATTGGTACGTCAATGACTTCTCGACGCGCTTGAAGCCAGGTGCGCGGCAGATTGTTATTCAAACACGATGGCATGAAGACGACTTAGGCGGCCGAATCTTGGAACGCGAGGCCAGCCAGTGGCATGTGATCAAGATCCCCATGATTGCCGGGGCCAGCGATCCATTGGGACGCAAGCCCGGAGAGCGATTGTGGCCGGAATGGTTTACGGACTCGATGATTGCCACGGCCAAGATGGATGCGCGGGCTTGGAACGCCCTATATCAGCAAGATCCAGCCCCCGAGGATGGTGATTACTTCAAGGCTGAGTTCTTCATGGAGTACACCACGCCTCCCGAAGGGCTGCATATCTATGGCGCATCCGACTATGCAGTGACCGAAGGGGGCGGCGACTACACCGAGCACGGGATATTTGGACTGGACTTCAATGGCGACATCTTCGTTCTCGATTGGTGGCGGGATCAGGTCAGCTCTGATGTCTGGATCGAGCGTCAGTGCGATCTGATTGCGACATGGTCACCGCTTATATGGTTTGGCGAATCAGGACCGATCCGAAAGGCCATCGAGCCATTCTTGAAGCGGCGTATGAACGAGCGGCGCACTCCATGCCGCCTTGAATGGCTTCCCAGCATCGCCGACAAGGTTGTGAGAGCACGGCCGTTCCAGGCGCGTGCAGCAATGGAAAAGGTCTATCTGCCAAAGCGTGCGCCATGGCTGCCAGAGTTGAAGAGCCAGCTTATGCGTTTTCCCGCTGGGCGATATGACGATGGCGTGGACGTGTGCAGCTTGATCGGTCGCGGCCTTGAATTCGCGATCACGCCGCAGATCAGGAAACCTCAACCGCCCAAGGTCGCGATGCCTGGGCGCAATGGTCAAGCTTGGATGGGATAAATGGACGAGACCAACGAAACAAAACCCCGCGGCCCGCTGGCACAGGCGCTCAAGCAGGTCGATGAGCTGAAAGAGCTGTGCACTTCATGCGCTACCGAGCTTGAGGAAGCTGCCACCCTGCGCTGTGGCCTGCTCGACAGCGACTCACGCCGCGCCGAGGTGCAGAAACTGATTCAGGCGACGCTGGCAACTGTAGCTCAGCGCCTTCGTGGGGTGCAGTGATGCCCGCTTTGCCCAAAGATACGTTGCTCGAGAGGGATGCGACGACGCAGGAGGACATCTTCCTCGAGGCCTGTCAGCGCCAGAAGCTGGCCGAGGAGAACGAGGGCAACAATCGCACACGCGGCTTGGAGGCGATTGCCTTCCGCAATGGCCAGCAGTGGCCCGACGACGTGTACAACCAGCGCGCCAACGTCGAGAAGCGCCCGACACTCACGATCAACAAGACCAATACATGGTGCGTGCGGCTGAAGAACCAGCTTCGACAGCAGCGCCCGCGCATCAAGTGCCATCCGGTCAGCGGTGGATCGCGGATTGAGGATGCCGAGGTCGTCACCGGTCTGATCCGGCACATCGAGACCCTGAGCAATGCCAGTGTCGCCTATGACATGGGCGTCGAATCAGCCATTGATATCGGTTGGGGCTATTGGCGCATCGTGGCGGACTACATCGCCCCGGACAGCTTCGACCAGGAATTGCTGATCAAGCCGATTCAGAACACGTTCACCTGCTATGACGATCCGATGTCGATCATGCCGGCGGGTGAAGATCGGCACTGGTTCCTGATCTCGGAGGAGATGAGCCGAGCCGAGTACAAGCGCCGCTATCCGAGGGCTGAAAACGCCGAATGGAGCCCAGCCGCCGCAGGAGATCAGGCGAGCACACGGTGGGAAACCAAGTTCAAGATTCGCCTCGCCGAGTATTACCGCCTCCATGAGGTGGCTGACACGCTGGTGATGATGACGGACGGTCGCGGCTGGTACCAATCGCAGTTGCCCTCCGAGGAAACGATGCTGGCCGCTGGATTCAGGCCAGCTGTGCAGTACCAGTTGAATCAAGAGACCGAGCCCAAGTGGATCACTCGCCCGACCACGCGCAAGCAAGTGCAATGGTTCCGGATCAACGGCCGCAAAGTCGTCGACCAGCGTGATCTGCCTGGCAAATACATCCCGATCATTCGCTGCGAAGGCAACAAAACTGTTCTCAACGGGAATGTCTATCGTAAGGGCATGGTTGAGGATCTGATGGACCCGGCCCGGATGTTCAACTATTGGCGCTCGAGCGAAACTGAGCGCTATGCATTGAGCCCGAAAGCTCCCTGGGTGATGGCTGAGGGCCAGGATGATGGTCATCCCGAGTGGGATGATGCGAATACACGTTCGTACTCGCGCCTCGTCTACAAGGTGGTGTACGACAATAACGGCAATGCACTCCCGCCCCCGATTCGACAGCCCGCAACGCCGATCGAAGCCGGTTTTGCCCAAGCCGCACAATCCGCAGCACTGGATCTGATGGAAGTGGCCGGCATGCAGCCGGAAAATCCCGAGCTGCAGTCAAAGGTCATCGGCGGCAACAAGTATCTGCAGCGCCGCCAGGGCATGCAGGACCTGACGCATTTCCAGTTCTACGACAATCAGACGTATTCGATCATGTGGACGGGCATCATGTTGCTCGACCTGATCCCGCACTATTACGACACGCGCCGCATGCAGCGAATCATTGGCGAAGATGGCGTGCCGAAGATGGTGGAGATCAACGTGCCGCCGGGATCAGGATCCGGTGGCGCAGAGGAAGACCCCACAGCGGCGGCCATCTATCGCGTCAAGACCAACCTGGAAATCGGCCGCTATGACGTGGTGATGGATACGGGGCCCGGATATCAGACCAAGCGCGAGGAGAGCACTGAAGCGCTCATTGGCTTGCTGGGCACACCATTGGGCCAGAAGGTCAGTGATCTTGCGTCGGATCTCGTCGTGCGCGGTATGGACTTCTATGGCGCCGATGATGTCGCCGATCGCCTGGCGCCATCGACGCCCGAGGGCATGCAGAACGCTGTCGAAGGGCTGCCGAAGCAGGCCAAGGCCATCGTCGGCGCACTGCAGATGCAGGTTCAGCAGCTCCAGCAACTCACTCAGCAGCAGGCGCTGGAGATCAAATACGGCATGTCCAAAGAGCAGCTGCGTCAGGTCGAAGAGAGCAAGCGCACGGCGGCGAAGATCGAGAGCGACAACAACAAGGCCGAGCTCAAGGACCGCACTGACCGTCACAAGATCGAGGTGGACTCGGTCACCAAGCGCGATGTGGCTGAGATCCATGCGGCAGCTCAGCTGCTCAACTCGCAGCAGGAGTCAAAGCACGAAGAGAAGATGGCCGACAAAATGATCGAGAAGGGCACAGAGGACCGGACATGAATCCAGATCGTATTCGAGCACTTGCCATAGCCTCTATGGTCTTAGGCAGTGTCGGCTTTGTCTGTAGCACCATCAGTTTGATCGTAATGTTCTGCAACTCAGGTCAGTAACTTATGCCGCAAGTTGTCAACGCACAGAATCTGGTCGAGTTCACGCAGACGGGCAAGGTGGCTGAGTTCAAGCCGCCCGAAGCGAAGCCAGCTGAACCGGCCAAGTCTGAGGCGAAAGAAACATCTGCGCCCGCAGATTTGCAACGTGATGCGGCCGGAAAGTTTACTTCTCAAAAAGAGCCTGCTAAAAGCGAAACTGCAGCGCCTCCTTCGACTAAGAAGGAAGTGGCTGACGAGGATCTTTCTGAGGTGGTGCGCCAGAAGATCGACAAAAAGCACAGGCAGATGAAAGAGGCCGAGGAGTTTGCAAGGTCAGAAGCCTTGCGAGCGTTAGCGGCAGAGCGGCGGGCAGAGGAACTCCAGAAGCAGCTGGAGGCAGTTCAGAAGTCAGGGCCCGCACCGGCGAAATCTGAGGCTCCCAAAGAGCCCAAGCCGGACGACTTCGCAACGGTCGCCGAATATACGGATGCGCTAGTTAGTTATCGCGTGGATCAACGTCTGCGTGAGGAGCAAGCCAAGCGCGAACGTGAGGCGGCAGAGCGAGAGCAAGAAGCTCGTCAGCGTGAATTTGGCAAGCGTCTCACCGATGCCAAAGCCAAGCATGACGACTTCGAAGAAGTCCTGACATCGATCAAGGGCACTGAACTCGAGCGCGTCCATCAGGATGTGACCGAGTACATCACCGAGTCGGAGCAGGGCCCTGAACTCCTCTACCACCTCGCCAAAAATCCGGACGTTCTCGACCGACTTCGCAAACTGTCGCCGCGTCGGTTTATCGCCGAACTCGGCAAGCTGGAAGCGAAGTGGGAGCAGCCTCCTGCGAAGGATCCAACACCGACGCTCAGCGAAGTTGCCACCACCACGCGACCAGTCTCAAAGGCCCCTGCGCCAATTGCGCCGCTGGATACCGCGGGAATTGCGCCGGTCGCGAAGAAGCCCGAGGACATGAGCGTCCAGGAACTCCGCGAGTACCGTCGCCAACAGGAGCGTGAGAAACGCGCCGCCGGTAGATAAGCAGCCACTGGAAAGGGGTTTGGTCGTGAACCTCTTTCTGGAGTGCTGCTGTGAGCAACGAACTTTTAACGATCAGCTATATCACCAACGAAGGGCTGGTCGTCCTCGAAAACGAACTCGTCTTTACTGATGGCGTCGACAAGCAATACGCCGCTGAATTCGGCGTCAACGGCGCCAAGATTGGTGCCGTGTGTAACGTCCGCCGCCCGCCCCGGTACATCGGTACCTTCGGTCCGGCGCTGAACGTCGAAGACACCAACGAAACCTACATCCCGGTCCCGCTGAACTATCAGTTCCACGTGGATGTGCAGTTCACGACGGCGGACATGCTGCTGTCGATGGATCTGTTCCGCACTCGCGTCCTGAAGCCGATGATGGCCACGGTTGCGAACCGCGTGGACTCCGATGGCCTGTACTTCGCCTACCAGAACACCGCTCAGGCGGTGGGCACGATGGGCACGCCAGCCTCTTCGTATCTCACCTATGCGCTTGCAAACGCACAGCTGACGAACGAAGCCGTGCCGGCCGGTCCGAAGCGCGTCTGCCTGGATCCGATCACGCAGGCATATGCGACCGATGGCGTGAAGGGCTTGTTCAATCCGCAGATCCAGATCAGCGATGCCTATCGTAAGGGCATGATCAACCGAGAAACTGCGGGTCTGGACTGGTACACGGACCAGAACGTCGTGTCATTCCAGACGGGTGCGGGTGGCGGTTCGCCGACGCTGGCGAACACCACGCATACCGGCATCATCTCAAGTGGCTGGGCACAGTCCGGCTTTATCGAAACCACTGGTTGGACTGCCGCTGCCGCACCTCGCGTGAAGGTCGGTGACATCCTGCAGATCGCCGGCGTGTATCCGGTGAACCCGCAGAGTCGCACTCGCTACGGCAGCACGCTGAAGCAGTTCGTGGTGTTGCCGCCCGGTGGATACACGCAGAACCCTGTCGGTACCGCGACGCCTGGCCTGCAGTTCGCGGCGGCCACGCTCACGAGCGGCACGTTCAACCCGACGACGGGCGAATACAGCTCCACCGCCGGTGGCGCGCTGTCGATCATGATCGGCGAAGTTGCGATCACGGGTGGGCAGTTCCAGAACTGCACGGCACCGTCGAGCTCGACCGCTGCGATCACCGTCAACATGGGTGCATCTGCAGGTACGGTTGGCCCGCAGTCGATCGCGTATCACAAGACGGCCTTTGCAGCCGCGTTCGCCGATCTGCCGCTGCCTCGCGGTGTGCAGGATGCCGCTCGCGCAAGCGATGCGGACATCGGCATGTCGATGCGCATGGTCACGCAATACACCATCAACAACGACGCACTCCCGACTCGCTGCGACATCTTGTACGGCTGGGCGGGCTTGTATCGAAACATGGCCGTCCGAGTCCTGGGCTAAGAGGAGATCACGAACATGGCTTACACAAATCCCGGTCCGTCGATCACTCAGACCCCGGAACCGCAAGCATCGATCGGCAACATCCAGAAGGTTGGCATCTTTAATCTGACGCTGTCGCCAGCGTCGGTTGCTGCCAACACGACCGCCGAGCAGACATTCTCGGCTGCCTCGATTGGATTGCTGACGACCGATGTTGTCTTCGTGCAGAAGCCGACTGCGCAGGCCGGCTTGGGCATCGTGGGGGCGCGAGTCAGTGCGACCGATACGCTGGCGATCACCTTCAGCAACAACACAGCAGCACCCATCGTGCCGACTGCCTCGCAGGTCTACCAAGTCACCGTGCTTCGCGTGCAGCCCAATTTCAGGGCGCCCACGAGTGGCCCGGCGATGAACTGGTGATGACGAGGGAGGGGTGAGCAATCGCCCCTCCCACTGACCTGAGAGGCGCCATGAACGACACTCGTGCATTTGCACCGCTATATACGCCGACGATTCCAGGCACGAGCACTGGAACACTACGTGCCAGCGCATTCATGGGCACCACGGATGCCGCCGCCGCTTCCCCGAAATTTCCCGGGAGCGATCCGAATAACTTCACCCAGATCCAGATCGCCAACATGTCCACCTCATGGGCATGGGTCAATTTCGGTGTCTTTGGCGCGGTGACGCCTGCTGTGCTTGGGGTTGGCTATCCGGTCGCGCCCGGGGCCGTTGTTGTTGTCAGTGTGGATCCCGAAGTTTCGGGCGCGTCCGTCATTCTGCAAACAGCGGCTGCTACTGGAAACATGGCCTTCACGCGCGGCGGAGGCCTGTAAATGCTCAAGTCGATTGGTGTATCGCTGGGGAGCCTGGGGGGCATTCCATCGTCTGAGAAGGGCACGCCCAATGGCGTGGCCACGCTTGGGACTGATGGGAAGATACCCGCGAGCCAGACAGTCTACGCATCGTCAGATGCAGTCAATCAATCTGCCAACATCAGTGCGACCACGATTTATGCCGTTCCGGCAGGGCGTGGCGGTCTTTATCGCGTCTCCGCTTATGGCGTCGTCACGCAAGCTGCCACGACATCATCGACGCTCCCGAACATTGGCGTCTTGTGGACCGACAATGACACCAACGTAGCGCTGTTAGCGAACACCATGACCCCGACGAATTCCGCCAACGCCCTTGGTGCATTCAGCCCCGGCGATCAGGTGATCAGCGTGAGAGAGGGGACGAACATTCAGTTTCAGACCTCGAACTACGCATCGTCCGGCGCAACGCCGATGCAGTACGCGGTTCATCTGCGGGTGGAATTCCTCGGATGATCACGATCACGGCCAATGATCTGATCCTCGGCGCGCTCAAGTTCATCAATTCGTACGCCCCTGGCGAATCGCTCGATGACGCCGACGCGCAGGATGCCCTACAGACGCTGAACCTGCTGCTCGAGTCGTGGAGCACGACCGAAGCCAGCGTGTTCAAGAGCGTCGAGAACATCCTGCAATTCACGCCTGGGAAGTACGAATACACCGTTGGCAACTACGATGCCGGGCAATTTGCCGGTACGACCACTCTGGGCCTCGATGTCATCAGCGGTGTAGATGTTCCTTCGGACATGGTGATTGGCGGCGATCTTTCCGGCATTGGCATCCCGGAAGGGACGACCATCGTCAGTTTCAATTCGTTTACCAATACCGTCGTCATGTCGCAGAACGCGACGGTGGGCTTTGGCCCGCAGCAGATCAGCTACACGATCCCGGGCGATTTCAAGATTCCTCGTCCGTTGCGTATCCGCCAGAGCTTCACGCGCATCACAACGCAGGCGAGCGGGCTCGATTACACGATCAGCGTTGTCGATGAGGACACTTACAACCGCATCGGCTACAAGGGCATTGCAGCGCCCTGGCCGATCGTCATGTGGTACAACCCGACGTTCCCGCTCGGCACGCTGAAGTTCTATCAGAATCCGTCTCAGGCCGGCGAACTCCATCTCTTCACCGACAACATCCTGCAGAGCTTCACTGATCTGACCGAGCAGGTGAGCTTGCCACAGGGCTATGCGCGCGCGATCAAGTTTGCGCTAGGTCGGGAGCTTGCGCCTGAATATGGCGCCATTTGGACGCCGACGATGAACACCCTCTACAACGAGGCGTACAACTTCATCAAGGCGCTCAACAAGGCACCGGTCCCCGTCTCCACCTATGACGCGCAGATCGTCATGCCGAAGTCGACGGACGCCGGGTGGATCCTCTACGGGGGATTTAGGTAGTGCCCGGCTCTGACTTCGGATTCGTCGGCCAAGCCTATGATGCGCCGAACCCATATCAGGATGCTCAGCGACTGATCAACTGGTATGTGGAAGTGTCCGGCGACAATAAGTCCAAGATGCCGACGACGTTGCTCGGCTGCCCCGGGTTGAATCCTGTCATCACGTTCGATCCCGCAGCCATTCGCGGTGCATGGGTGTTGCCTGGAAATCAGCAGGCAATTGCCGTTGCTGGCGATGAGGTCCATGTCATCACCGTCACCGTCCCGCCAACGCAAAATGCCATTGCTCAGTTCTCAACACAGCTCGTTGGCACGCTCAACACCAACAGCGGGCAGGTCCGCATCCGTGATAATGGCGAGGGCGGCTATGCGATGCTGGTCGATGGCCTGAACGGCTACTATTACCGCATTGCCGGGCCAGGATCCACGCAGTTCACAGGCACGCCGACGAGTGGCAGCACGACGCTTCCTTACTCTGGATCGCTGAACACGGCTCTGGTCTGTGGCAGTGAGATCAGCGGCTCGGGAATTGCGCCTGGCACGACGATCACGTCCATCAACACCAGCGCCAACACTGTGACGATGTCGCAGGCGGCGACGAGCTCGCCCGGTGCCACGACGATCACAATCATGCTCGCCGAGTTTGGCGTGATCTCCGATCCGGGCTTCGAGCCGCCTTCTCATATTGCGTTCATCGATGGTTGGTTGATCGTCAATCGCGTGGGCTCTCAGGCGTTTGCGACGAGCTCACCTGTTCCCTACACGATGATCTTCGATCCGCTGTTCTTTGCGTTGAAGGACAGCCAGAGCGATAACCTGCAAGGCTTGCAGGAACTCAACCGCGAACTGTGGTTGGTCGGCGAGCGCGCCTCGGAAATCTGGTTCAACGCAGGCGGCGCAAACTTTGCGTTTCAGCGCATTCCGGGCGCTGCGCCTCCGATTGGAACATCTGCGCCTCAATCCATCACCCAGGCCGGCGACAGCCTCATGTGGCTCGGTCGGACGCTCCAGGGCGAGAACATCGTCGTCCAAACGCAGCAGTATTCCTGGAAGCGTGTCAGCCAGCACGGCGTCGAACATGCGATCTCGAGCTATCCCCTGGTCGCAGATGCGTTTGCCTATGCCTACGAGGAAGAGGGGCATCTCTTCTACGTCCTCACGTTCCCCACGGCAGATAAAACGTGGTGCTGGGATTCGAACGGCAATTGGCACGAGCGATTGTCGTATGACCAGACCACGGGTCAGTTCCATCGGCATCGCTCGAATTGCTTCATGAACTTCCAGAATCTGCGGCTGGTTGGGGATTACCAGTCCGGTCAGATCCATCAGATGTCCCGGCAGTACTTCACCGACGCCGGCGCGCCGCTGATTTCCATCCGCCGATGCCCACACGTCTGGAGCCGGGAAGACCGCAAGCGCTCGGCGAGTACAGCATTGCAAATCGAGTTCTCGCCCGGCGTCGGCCGTCAGACGGGCCAGGGCTCAAATCCGCAGGCGATGCTCCGCTGGTCGAATGACGGTGGAACGACCTTTGGAACAGAGCACTGGGCGACGCTGGGCAAAGCAGGCCAGTTCAAGAATCGTGCGATATGGCGCCGTCTCGGTCGGTACTTCGATCGCGTCTACGAGGTCCGTGTCAGCGATCCCGTGAATCGGGATGTCGTCGGCGCGACGCTGTATCAACTGCCCAGCGAGACGGGTAACGCATGAGCCTTCGCGCCCGTTTTGCCATGACTCGCAACCAGACGCCAATCGTGGCGCAGGGGGCGATTGCTCAAAAGGATTGGTACATCTTTTTCTACAACCTCTATCTGGCGGTGACTGAGGGCAGTCCGCAACCAGAAGAGGTGATCCCGCTCACCGCATCGCCGATGACATACACCGCGGTGATTCGCGGCCAAGCTCACATCGGAGGTGGAACTGTTTCTGTGATCGAGTTCAGTAGGGATGGAACGAATTGGTACGACACTGGCATGACTGAAGGTTTTGTCCAGATGGATCGAGGCGATCAATTGCGAGTGACGTATTCAGTGGCTCCCACCATTAACTATTTTCCGATGTAGCCATGATCGACTTCATGCTCATCGCCGCGCCGAGATCGGGCACAACCTGGGCCAGCAACTGGCTGACCACGGACACGACGCTTTGCTTTCACGATCCGTTGTGGCGCTGGTCGAAGGAGCAGTTGGACAGCATTCAGTCCCGGCGTCGGATTGGTGTTGCATGCACCGGCCTTGCACTGTTTCCGGAATGGGTAAATGCACATCCGGCCCGCAAAGTCATCCTGCATCGGGATTTAGCAGAGGTGGACGCATCGCTGGTTCGCATCGGGATGACGCCGTGTAGCGAGCAATGGAACGGGGTGCTGGACCGAATCAATGGCGTGCACTTGGACTGGCGTGATCTCTTTGAGCGTCCTCAGTACATCTATGAATACTTGCTGGATCAGCCCTTCGATGCCGAGCGGTGGACGCTGCTTCGCGAGGCCAACGTGCAGCCGCATTACGAGAGCATCACCGTCAATCAGGCAGCGACAGCGCGCCTGATGGCCGAGTTGAGGGCGCACTGATGCTACGCCTCATGCCGTACACGTTCGATGTAACCCAGCTGGTCACTGAACTGGCATGGCATCCAGAGCTATGGAATGACTTCGACCTGCGGACTAATCACCCGCAGTCACCGCATCGAGAGATGGACGACATCATCGTCCGCTACAACGCGCGCGAGAACTTCACCGGCGACCGGCAGGCGTTCAACGAAGCGCATGACTCAGTGTGGTGGGATGTGCTCGAGCAAATCCCCTCGGCTTATGACCTTGCGATGCAGGTAATGGCCGCGGCAAAGGGTGAGCGGCTTGGAATGGTGTTGATCACTCGACAGCCGGCGGGTGCCACATGCTATCCGCACATCGATCGAGGATGGCACGCGCGTCACTATGAGAAATTCGCGGTGCAGCTCGCATCAGCGCCGGGACAGGCTTTTTACGTGGAAGACAAGTCGCTCGAAACAAAGCCGGGCGACTGTTTCTGGTTCGACAATTCGCGACCGCATCATGTTTTGAATCCAACCGAGCACGCGCGCATGACCATGATTTGCTGCATTCGGACTCGGTTTACCGAGCGGAGGGTATAGAGATGCCGATCGGGTGGGCAGCGGCCGGCGCAGCCGTCGCAGGTCTGGGAGCCGCAGCGATACAAGCCGATGCGGCCAAGGATGCCGCAGGCACGCAACGCGAGGGGGCCGCGTATGCGGCTGATGTGAACCGGGAGATGTTCGACATCTCGCGCGCTCAGCAATTGCCATTCATGCAGAGTGGTTATGGCGCCAACGCCGAACTATCCCGCTTGATGGGCATCGCTCCTCAGACTGCGCTCGGAAATGCACCAGGCACAGAAGAGCGCACGAAATGGGATGAGAACAACGGCCAATTGGTAGGCGACACCTATTTGCCACCTGGAACAACTACGGTCGATGTCGGTAACGGTTGGTACGAAGTCCATCACGGCGGTCAGCGTATCGGCACGTTACGCCCGGGAGGCCCGAACGGCCGATTCATCAACGACACAGGCTGGACGATGCCGACGCCAGCTCAGCTGGCTGGAACCCGCACAAATGCCAGTGGTGAGGCGACGCAAGGCACAGGCGCGGGGGAGCTACCAACCGAGGGCAGTACGGGGTTACCCACCGGCTTCCTGACGCAGCTATTCGGTCCCGAGCAGTTCAAGGCTGGCATGGATCCGGGCTATCAGTGGCGTCTTCAGCAGGGCGCACAGGGCGTGATGAACACTGCTGCAGCTGGGTCGGGGTCTCTATCGGGCCCCGCACTCAAAGCGCTCATGGAATACAACCAGGGCGCAGCCTCGCAGGAATACGGAAACGCGTTCAACCGCTTCCAGACGCAGCAAGGAAACATCTTCCAGCGCCTGACGAGCATGGCCGGCATGGGGCAGAACGCAGCGGCAGGGGTTGGCAATCAGGCCGTGGCTACCGGTGGAAACATCGGCGCGAACATCGTTGGCGGCGCAAACGCAGCGGCAGCGGGCCAGATCGGTGCGGCCAATGCTTGGGGTGGCGCACTCAGTGATCTTGGCGCCTACGGAGCGTGGGCCTACATGAATCGCAACAACCCTGGCACGGGTCCGTGACATGGCGCAGTCCGGGCAAGTTGATGCCTCTATCCCGCTGTCTGGTCGCAAGCCGGACAGTATGGGGAAGCTGTCTGAGCTGCTGAATATGCAGCGTCAGGCCATTGCCGTGCAGGCCGATAAGACCGCGCTTGCATCCGCTGAGCAGTCTCAGCGCCAGCGTGAAGGGCTTGCATCGTTCGATTGGTCAAAGCTCACCGGCGATGACGGGACCATCGATCTGAACAAGATCATGGATAGCGGGTTGCGTGAGGCGGCTGGTGATCAGTTTCCCCAAGCCATGCAGCAGGCCGCAGCGATCAAGCAACAGCAACTGGCCGCAAAGCAGACGCTGGTGAGTCTGACCGATGCACAGCGGAAGTCATTCGCGGAGATGACCGGCGCGCTTCGATCTGATCCCGATGTCGTCAACGGAACGCCCGAAGGCAAGCAGAAGCTGGAGCAGATGCTGGGTCAGTACATCACGATGTATGGACCTGACGTAGAGAACGTCGTCAAAGCGTATGCCGCGCCTCTGATGAAGGCGCCCCCTGGGAAAATGGGACAGGTTCTGCAGAACATCCAATTGCAGGCCACCTCGGCGAGCGATCAGGCGAGCAGGCAGGCTCCGCAGTACCAGAGCACCGGTAGCGAACTGCGCAACGTCAACCCATACGCGCAAACCTCGCAAGCGCCCGGATCGATCCCACTCACGATCGCGCCGGGCCAGCAGTCGCAAGTGATGACAGATCAGCTCGGCAATCCGTTCGAGCAGCGGCGCGATCCGCGAGGAAACATCACGACGGTGCGCCCGATTGAGGGGCCGGCTGCTTTTGGCCCCGGCGAGCGTCAGTCACTCGAGCAGCAGGCTGAATCGAATTTCCGCAATGTGGAGGCCAACCGCATCGCTGCATCTCTTGCGCCTCAGCAACTTGACCAGATCAACAAGGCCCTCAAGATCAGCGAAGGCGTCAGCACGGGCGGTGGTGGTGACTTTGCCCGCAAGCGCGCGAGCTTTGAGTCTGCCATCTCTGCATTCTTGCCTGGCTTTGACACGGCAGTCGATGACGCGACGAAGCTCCAGATGCTCGACAAATACCTGGAGCGCATCGCCGCCGATAGCGCTCGCGTGCTGGGTGCGAATGCCTCTACCGATGCGGCCCGCGAGTCGATCGCGCGCCAGAACGCATCCACTGGCTACACACGCGACGCTGTGCAGGCCGTGCTGGAGTATGCCAAGGCTCAGACGATGGCCATGGAGGCCAAGGGGAACGCTCAGGAAAAGTGGCTGAAGAACGAAGGCAAGATTACGAACCAGCACGAGTTCGAGACGAAGTGGCGACAGGCCTATGACCCGTTGCTGTTCCAGCTGGAGGCGATGCCCGAGAGCAAACAGAAGGAAATTGCCAAGAAACTGAGTCCAGAACAGCGCGCGACACTGCGTGACAAGCTCAAGGCGCTGCGTGAATTGGGGGCCATGAAGTAATGGCCGCGCTCGACGATCTGCTGGCCGACGATCCATCCCAGAAAGCATCTTTGGATGATTTGCTGGCGGATGAGGCTGCGCCCGCGCCAGCCCAGGCGCCCAAGCAAGAGGGTCCTTGGTGGAAGCGCGCGGCCGGCATGGGCTTTGGCGATACGGTCCACGGCCCTGCACAGCTGATGCAGAACGTGCTCCCCGATTCGGTCATGAATGTAGCCCGTAAGGCCGGTGCCAGCATCGCCAGTGCTGCATTCGCGCCCGACGATCTTGTTCGAGCTGCCGAAGAGCCGCGCTCTACCGGCGAGTTCAATCAATTGCAGCGTGAACGCGAAGGCAACTATCAGACAGACCGAAAGGAGGCTGGGCGTGAAGGCTTCGATTGGTGGCGTACGGCGGGCGCATTGGCGAATCCTGCGGCATGGCTCACGCCGACAAGCAAAGCGACGACGCTGGTCGAAGGCATCAAAGCCGGTGCGAAGATCGGTGCATTCCAGGCATTGCTTCAGCCGGTTGCGACCGAAGGCAACTTCCTTTGGGACAAGGGGACACAGGCTGTAATCGGTGCTGGTGCAGGCGGCACGCTGGGTGGAGCGGTGAAGCTGCTCGAGCCGGCCGTCCAGTACGCTGCCAATGTGGTGCGCAACGCCTTGGGCAAGAGCGCGAGCGAACAGGCAATTGATCAGGCCGCCGAGCAGATCACGCAGAATGTCACCAAGACCGCGACAGGAAACGCGCAGGTCAACCCGGATGTATACGCGGCCATTCGTCAGGAAGTGGGCGAAGCGCTGAGGGCTGGCGTGAATCCCAGTGCTGAGGTGATCACGCGCCGGGCCGACGCCGCTGCGCTACCGGTGCCCATCCAGCTTACACGCGGGCAGGCTTCGCGCGATCCCATGCAATGGGCTTGGGAACATCGTGTGTCGGGCCAGCGTGGCGTTGGCGAGCCGCTGTCGGATCTCCTGGCCACCCAGAATCGAGCGCTGGTCGCGAATCTCAACGAGTTGGGAGCGTCGGCCGCATCCTCGCCCTATGCCGCCTCCGAGCGCGTCATTAGCCATATCCAGGGCATTGACGAACAACTGCGCAATCGGATCAACGACGCCTATTCGAAGGTTCGAAACTCAGCCGGCCGGGCTGCTCGTGTGAGCACGGAAGGGTTTGCCGAAGCTGCGAAAAACCAGCTGACCAATGGCAACCCGGAATTAGCAGGTCTTACGAGCCTGGCGGATTACCTGCCCGAAACGATTGCACGCCAGTACAACGACATCACGAGCGGCAAGCTGCCGCTCACGGTCGACACCATCCAGTTCCTGGACCGAGCATGGGGCGGCGTGGCGCGGGGATCGAGTGATGACACAACGAAGCTTGCTATCAACAAGCTGCGCACGGCGCTCAATGAGGCACCGATCGATGATGCCATTGGTAAGGAGTCGATGGATGCGTACAAGGCTGCGCGGCAAATGGCTGCCCAGCGCTTCGGCCTGATCGAGTCGAACCCGGCATATAAGGCGATTGTGGATGGCACGAAGCAGGGCGAGCCGGACAAGTTCTTCCAGACCTTCGTCGAAGGCGCAAATGTTGCCCAGCTGAAGGGTCTCAAGCAGCTGATCGGCGCAGAGAACGTCGCCGTTCTCCAGAACACCCTGGTGGGCGAGCTCAAGCGCAAGGCACTCAGCGGCGCCAGTGATGAGGCCGGGAAATTCTCCCAGGCTGCCTATAACCGCATGCTCCAGGACCCGGTCCGCGCCCCGCGCATCAGGGAGCTATTCGCCGACAACCCAAAGACCCTGGATCAGTTGTATCGGGTGGGTCGCGTCGCGGAGAACCTGATCTCAGTGCCAGCGGCCAGTCGGGTGAATACGTCAAATACCGCTGGTGAGGTTGCAAACATCGTTCGCGATGTTGCCCGCAGCGAAACGGGTCAGGCGCTCACTTCCATGCTGCCGAACTGGATTACCGGGCTCGGTCGAGTGGCCACCAAGGCAGGTGAGGAGGTGAAGGAAGTTCAGGCGGTCCGCCAGGCCGTCAATCCCGGCGTTACGGCTGAGCCGCTACCAAAGCCGAGGCAGACGAACGTCCGGCGGCTTAGCGACCTGTTGGCGCGCGGTGGCGCGGCGACGACAGCGGCGGACCAGCGAGAGGAGGAGAGGCCATAAGACCTCGCGCACGATTGTCATGACCAGAATGATCACCATCAATCGATTGGCTGGGGAGTCCTTCAATGGCTAACTCTCTTGCGCCAGTGCTGAAACAAAAGTTCTGGACGAACAACGGCCAGCCTGCAGCCGGTTACAAGGTGTTCACCTATGCGGCTGGAACCGACACTAAGCTGGATACCTATCAGAGCGTCAACGGGGCGGCGAATCTCAATCCTATCACTCTGGACTTCCGAGGCGAAGCGAACATCTGGGTACCCCCCAACGTAGCTTACAAGTTCGTTTACTCGCCCCCGAATGACACGGACCCGCCAACGGCTCCGATCTGGACGATAGACAACGTCGTTGATTCACAATTGGTGACGCTCTGGGGTGGTGTCGACACGGGCATTGCGAATGCCTATGTGCTCAACTTCACGGCCAATTTCACCTCGTACACCGATGGCATCGTCATCTACTGGATTCCAGCCAATACAAATACAGGCTCGAGCACGATCAACGTAAACGGCCTCGGGCCGATTCAAATCCGTGCACAGGATGGTAGCGTGCTGCTGCCGGGTGTTATTGTCGCCGGCCAAGTGACGGTGGTGGTCTATTACAACGGACAGTTCAGGCTCTCGAGCATCTCATATGGAACAGGAACATTTCAGGCGACGCTAAGCGGGATGGCCGCTCCAACCACTGGCACGGTCGACTATGTTGTGAGCGGTGGTTTCTGCACATTGACCGCACCGACACAAATCATCGGAACGTCGAATGGCACCGGAATGCAGATGACCGGATTCCCCGCGGCATGTCAGCCATTGTCAACGCCTCGCGCTCCCAGCTTGGCTCTCGTTTTTGATAACGGCGTTGCGACCTATGCAGCCTGCTCATTTTCAGCGTCTACGACATTGTCGTTCGCACTATTCAGGGTGTCCGGTTCGAATATTGTTCCTGGACCTGCCAGCTTCACGAGTTCAGGTCTCAAGGGTGTTACTGGCGGCTGGTCGATTACTTACAAGCTATGAACCTCTCGCCATTACCAATTCAGAAGTTTTTTGCAAACAACGGGCGTCCGCTCGCCGGTGGCTTGCTGTTCACCTATGCGGCAGGCACAGACACGAAGATTGCAACGTACACCGATTCGAGCGGGCTCTCTCAGAACACGAATCCGATCGTTCTCGACTTCCGTGGCGAGTGTCGGCTATGGATCGATCCGCAGCAGGCATATAAGTTCGTCCTCTCGCCTCCGGGTGATACTGATCCGCCGACTCGGCCGATCTGGACTGTTGATAACATCACCGCAGCTCCACAAGCATTCGACAATGCCGCTGTCGATACGGGGTCGGTCAATAACATCTCTTTGAACATCCCGCAGATCAGCTCGCCTGTGGCATTCACGCGCGTGGTGTTCCAAGCCGCGAACACCAATACAGGTCCGACAACTATGCAGATCAATGGGGGATCAGCATTGCCTCTGGTATGGCAGAGTGATGTTCGATTCTCCGGGAACGAGATCA